TGCCCAGTCATCTGCCCATTGAGGTACTTGAACGTACATCACTGGTAAGTGATTTGCATGAGTGATTGTCGGAAATACAGTTAAGACTATCATGAATACAAACACCCAGAAAATCTGAGGTATATATCTGACACTCATTGGTCTCTTGTATACTTCCATTACGTCGTGGTAGTTCATTTGTATCGACCCTCTATGAGTTTATATATGGCGAAAAATTTTTTCATTTGAAGTATATTTAAAGCTCGAATTGTCACCTCTGTAGGTTAGGGGTACCTAACGGTTTTCAAACCATAATAAAAAGGGGGCATAAGCACTGCCCCCCACGAACAACTTAGGCACAACCCCTACATTGTGCCCCGTGGGTCTTACATGGTCAGAGGTCTCCACACATAAAGCGGATAATAATAAGTGATCCGCACCCTTGCCTGACCAATGCCCAGAGGAGAGTTATAACTCCTCAAGCATTTCGTCCATCTCAACTGCGTTTATGTTTGGGTCGTCCCATCTGACACCATCACCAGTTGTTTCTATTCCGTAGTTCGCAAAGATCTCCAATAAGTGTGACCAGTCCATTGCTCTACGTGCTATGTCGTAAAGTCCTTCGTCACCACCGATCCAAAGCGCTGCGTTCCAAGTTTCGTGATTAGTCCAACCGTTGTAGTCTTGGTGTGTTAAGTCTGTTTGAAAAGTTGAAGTCATTAATGCTCCTGTGTGGTATGAGTTCATTATAACCTTAAATGTGTGAGAAAATAAGGTGTTAGTGGACAGAGTTTTGATTGGCATACTCTAATAAGTCATGCTCTCTGAACAGATTGTAATAGGTGTCATTCATTAACCCGAACTCAAACGAAGTGTTTGCGTGTTGTTCGGTTACACCTTCGTAGCACTTTAAAATTTCATCGTAATCCATTAGTGCTTCCTCTGTCTGATATATTCGCTGACTCTGTCATTTGCGTCAGCGATTAGGACGACTGAAAAGAGAATTAAAAATGTTTCAATCATTGGCATAAATCCTCAAAACGTTTTTGGGCAATTTCAATTTGCTTTTCTTCAGAAAGGTAGGGGAAGCACTCTTGCACTTCCTCAAAAATTCCTTCTAAGATCATTTCATTCTGTAAGCAACTCATGAGAACACCTTAGGTAATGCGTACTTGCTGCAAGGGTGTGGATTATCTGGTGTACACCCGAAAGAAGCAAAGAAATCATCAAGTGCTTCAAGGTTTAATTCAGGATCATCAAAATCAACCTTTGCGATTGACTGAACACCCCACTCGGCAACTTCATCACAAAATGTTTGGAAGTCTTCGCAGACATATGCTACGTTTTCAAAGTTGTCTACTTCTTTGATTCTTTTAATTAATCTTTGAGTTTTGGTCATGTGTGGAAACCTCTTTGTTTATACTACTATTATAAAAGCAAAGGTGAGAAAAACAACCCACCCTTGTGACACTATTTTAATCGGCATAGTATTCGCCTTCGGTAACTCTTGTACCATTTAATGAGTACCACACGACCTCTGCGTGTCCGTACTGCTGTGCCATGTCATAGCACATATCATAAGCAAATGAACCATAAGGTATTGGTTCTCTTATTACTGTGTCGTTAAATTTTGCTTCAATGAACTTTTCAATCATAATGTGGAAACCTTTAATTGTTTATACTATTAGTATGACATATTTTTTTGCAAAACGCGAGCAAAAATGGACAGAGTTTTAATTGGCACACTAGTAACCTTTTATGCCCCCGTCTCCGTAGACGTCACGCATGAGATCATCATATATTGACTTAAGTTTGTTAGTGTTAAAATGATGATCCGCGACAAGGTCAAGGATTCTTTCTTTTTGCCACCCGTCAAAGTTCTTTGACAAATCTTTGATTTCTCTGATAAGATAGTTTCTGTTCATTTTAATTGAATGTCGTAATCAATGGATTTAATGCACCAACCTGATGCTGCGGTTATCTCTTCGATTAGGTCATCTTCACTGTCTGCTTCCCATACACCAAGTGCAAGGTCACGAAGTTCAATTTCCTCATCAAATGTGAGTTTGAATCCGTTTGCGTAGTCATCATCGAAATCAAACTCAATTTCAGTTACATTAAACTGCATTAGTGAGTACACCTTTTGTCTGTGTATGCGTCCTCATTCCAATGTTCCCCATCTTCAAGAACACCTAAGTTAATCGCGATTGCGTCATAACATTCCATCGCTGATCTACTCATTCTGTTACATGTATAGTCCCAACCTAAGTTAGCGAAGTCATCATAGAGTTTTGAAACGTTAATTTTTTTCATGTGTGGATTAATGAATTGTATGACTTAAGTATAATTCAAAATATTTAAAAATGAAATAAAAAATGTACACCTTGTAAAGTGTCACAATCATTCTATAAATTCCAGATCTTCGGGACGATATGTGATACGATCGTTTCGGGACTCGTCGCAGGTGATCAAAACGATCTTATTGAGCTCTGGGAAGAGGGTGAGAACCCACCACTCCCGATCCTCTGGGTCTCTCACCTTATCACCAATTGAAAAATTATTCATAGTATCCTAATTCCTCCTCTTGTTCTCTTAACTCCTCTGCTGCCATAGTGAAAAAATCACGAATGGTCATATCTGGATATTGTAGCAGATAAGAGCATAATGCCCCCATCTGCATGTGTCTTGACTCTGCCATGTGTATTTGTTCCATGACTGCCTGAGCATCAAATTCTAAATTTGTCATCATTACACCACGGGGATAGAGATGCCATCATGAAAAGGCACGATTGTATTGAATGCCCTAACGTACCAGTTCCAATTCTTCTGAAAAATTCCATTAGACATTGGTTCACAAAACTCATTAATAAGTGCATTGAGTCTGGATTTTGTGGTGTTGGTGAACCACCCGCCACCAGAGAATAAAGTTAAATTCTGATCCGTGACTGTTGCAATATGGTTTCCGTGCAGGTAAACCTCAGCTGACATATTATTTGTTGGGTCATAAGTAACGCAAGTGTTATCTTTAGACCATGCGTGACCATTTCTGATCGCTTCATTCATTTCAAGTTCAATTTTTCTCATGTGTGGATTGAATTGCTTTACTCTTTAATATTAACAGAAAAGGGGGTGATTGAAACCCCCTGTGTGACACTATTTTAATCGGCACATAATGAAAACGTAATTTGAAATTCATTTGTATAATCCTGGTAGTCAGTGACCACGAGAGGACAAATATTCAGCCACTCCTGAAAATCTTTGTACCTCTGTTCTAATTCCTGCTCTCTGGTCATGTTCCGATTAATTAATTGGTCTTCTAGTTTCTCTGATCTCAAATAATTCATATGAGATCATGTCATGTATTTCAGGGTCAAGGTCTTCTTTCAACCATGCCCTTAACCAATTGTCTGACGCACTACGTATATCGTCGTACGTGATGTCTTCAATTTTATATTTCATTATGTTCCCAAATATCCTGCAACTTGGGCGCCTGGTTCATCATAGAACCACGTAATATCCACTGTTGGGTATTTTTCACGAAGAGCATAATATATTTGCTCAGGTGGTGACCATGCAGTTTCAAAACATGCTTGGAAACTATAATCGTCCCCATCTATTTCTGAATACTGCCCATCAATGTCCCATTTAGTTCCCCAGTTGTTAATGTTCCAGTCATACCATCTGTCATCATTCATATCAGTTGACGGAAAGTAAAGACCCTTACCGAATCCTTTATCCTTGACGACTGGTAATTCACCAACTTCACCACGAGGTTTTGAGAACGAATATTCTTGCACGTCCTCTGGTGCTAGTGGTGTTTTCTCCCAGTTTGGGGGTGGAACTATCTTCTTGAAGACGTCATCAGATTCAAAGATTTCACGAAGTTCCTTAATTTTGGAAGTATCGTCAGAGTAGAAGTCAACTCTGTTGTTGCACCAGTTTGGCATAATTGTTTCTTGTGTGGTATATAACCATTATAACCGCACATTACGCACCTTGATATGCCGAGTGTGCCACCTCTTCAATTGTCACACGGACCCAACGGATCGGTTCACCGCTGGTCATCTTCCAAATTATTTGATCACCGAATCTGGTTTGGTCTCGCGCCACGCGGTATGCTGTGTCAATATCCGCGCAGTAGACGCAACCATCAGAATCGAAGTTAAACCACGAAGACGGTTGGACTGCCCATCCTAGGGAATTATTTTCCATGTAGTGCCCCCTTTACATCACTAGTTAAAATTGTAGAGTAACCGTTGGTGATGTTGTCAACCAGGTTATCATAAGTTTGTAGATCCCATCCTTTCTGATCAGGGATATCCAAATCATAACCCATCATGACTAGGTCATACATCATGTCAAATTGTGACGGGGTTAATTGAATGTTGATGCCGTTAGGTTTCTGTGCCATAGTAAAATTCAACGTTACATTTAATCTAGTCTGCAGGAACTGCAGTTGCAAGTCCTCGTGTGCCAGTTAATTAATTGGCATGCACGTAATCATAATCTTGGAGCAAAATGTCACGGACTCTTTCACGATCCAAGGAATCACCATCTCCCCACGAATAATGGGCATATTCTAAATCACCTTTCATGCATCGATCGATGTAATCTAATGCTGCTCTCAAGATATCCACTTTGTGTAGTGGTTCCTGTGTGCTCTGTTCGATCAGCGGATAGAGCGGATCATTGGTGCCGTAGAATGAATCAACGTAATCTACGAACTCTGGAACATTGTTTGGATAATCCATAAACCTCTGAGAAATGACGAGAGAAACAAAATATAGCGTCACAACTATGCTAGTTGTGTCTTTAGTCATCTAATGACTTACTATGTTTGTTTCCCATCTTTAATATACATCAAAAAAGGCACCCTTGGCGGATGCCTGTGCCACTAATATTATTGTCACATCTCGTATACATCATTCTCAATAACGAGGTACTATTGAGAATAAAGAATATCGGCTGCCTGGTCCACATCGTCCTCCTCTTGCTCTGAGACGGTGACCTCGACTGTCTCGTCTGATTCCAACATGAGAATCTTATGCCAATCCAGTACCCGCAGGACCTGCGCATCTAGATCCCCGTAGCAATCTAGATCTAGATTCACTGAGACTTTACGTTTTTGTGCGAGATAAGGAGTTGACATAAGGAGTAGAGGTGTGCTAAGCTCGACTAGATTATTATATCACTCATAAGGTTTGCGCGCAAGCTCGTCGAGATTGTGTACGTCTCGCGCAGGTTTCTCGTCGAGATTAGTACGCATGTGCTCGTCCGCGTCAGGAAGCTCGACGAGATATTCATAAGACCAATCGTACATAGCTCGACTAGATTGTGTGTGTCATACATGTAGTATAGCATATTTATGAGAACTCGTCGAGATTTGTTACAGTTTGTGAACATTCTAGACGAGATTATTATAATGCGCGAAAGCTAGTCGAGAATTATGATGTGTGTATCTCGACTAGATCATAATGCGCGGATCTCGACTAGATTTTGGGGCGGTGGGGTTGACAAACTCCGATTCTTATGCTATGCTCGCTAAGATAACATAAGATCTCTACCTTTCTCAATAATTATTGCAAATGAGAATCAATTACATCACACAACCATATTTTTGTCAATAATTCCCTATATACATGTACAGACGTGAACATCTCATTATTCTATGGCAATAAAACAAGGTACAATCTACTGTATTACCAACAAAGTAAATAAGAAACAATACGTAGGACATACAACTCTACCAATTAACAAGATATGGAAGAATCACATAACAGATACTACCCATAAGGACTTATATAAGGATATAAAACAACAAGGTACTGGTAGATTTAATATATCTGTATTGGAAGAAACAACAACTGATAGGTTAGAAGAACGTAAGGACTATTACATTAATAAGTTAAACAGTGAATATAATAACCGTGAGGTAGCAGAGAAGATAATAATAAAAAATAAGGAGAAGACCAAGGAATGGGTCAACAACATAAAGAATAGTATTAATAAGAAAGTAGCATCAGGAGAGAAATGGGGTTTTATGTGTGAAGAACATAGAGGTGACGGTACACACATGAAACAGAAGATAGAGGGAACATGTGTCAAGACTGGAGATATTAAGATATGGAATAGTATAAGTGATGCAGCAGCTGATGTCGCAGGTGATAAGAAAAGAAATGGTAATATTGTACTGGCAGCACGTAATGGATGGGAAGCATATGGATATACATGGAAAAAGATAGGTAAGAACCTACACAAACGTAAAATATATGGTGTACACAAGTCTAATGGTAAGAAGACAATGGTATATGAATCTATATCTGCTGCCGAGCGTACTATTAATGGTAAACGTGGCGGTGGTATAAGGAAGAGTTTGTTATATCCTGGTAAAAGGACATGGAAAGGTTATTATTGGTATTATGCCGACTGATTATTCTTTATCTGGTGGATTATCTGGTGCAATGAGGTGACCACCGATATGATGATCAGTCCACATGTTGTGTATCCATCCTGTTACAATATACTTGTTACCACTTAGAACCATGTTACCCTTGTGTTGATGTGTCCATTGTGCTGGCCATATTACAATTGTACCTGGTTCGGGTGTTATTCTTCTCTTTTGATATAAAAACTCTGTCTCACCACCTTCAAAATCATTATTGAGATATAACATCCATACTAGTGCCCTGTCACTGTGCTGTACTGATTCTCCTAATTCATCGTGCCAGACATGGTATCCACCACCTGGTGGTGTCTTTTGTACCTTATTGAAGTTAGAGTAGAATGACTTGTTGCGTAGTGTACCATAACGTGAGATATATTCATCAATTGCATGGTATAGGTACTCTGTAATCAATGATACAGAACATATACATCCTTCTTCTCTTATTGATGGATCATATGATGTACTGGTACAATAGTCATCAATATGAATGAGGTTATATGACCTGTCCATTCTTCCGCCACTTGCATTCATGAACTGTGTTTTCCCGTCCATCATGATATCCCCGTGTCCACTCTCTCTCCATTCCTCGTGTAGTCTCTTGACCTCATCATTATGGCAACATGCCTGATCAAGGAACTCAAACTTCTTGATTATTTGATCACAATTGCTCTTGGGGAATACATTGTGATATATTGAGATAAAATCATCACCGTGTTCGATGAAATCTTCGTTTACTCCGTGCATAATGTTTTCAGTAATGGGCTTGTATTCTATTATTTAGAATGCTTTTATAAGGAACTGCATTCTCATGGACTGTTGGATGGGGTTGGCACTGTGTGTATGTGAACTTGGACTGTTTGCACCTGCATTACCCATGTTATATGAGAAGTTGGTACGAGGTCCCATTCCAAGGGCAGAACCTGCGTCTCTTGGACCATAACTTGTACTACCAGGACGTGCACATGGAGTATAGTTACCTGAACTCCACCATCCACCATATCGTGTAGGACATGGTGACTGAATCCATCTTCTCCATCTTCCTCTTCTGATTAGTATTCGATATGACATACATGCTCTTCCATCCCAACAACGTGGACTGTTGACGACTGCACCCCAGTGGTTTGGTTGTCTGGTCACGTTTACGTTATTGGTCAGGTTATAATTCTGTCGTGGTAGATTATGTCTGTGACGTGGCCACTGTGATGCATTCAGGGCAGTACCACCAAATGATGATGATGTATTACCTCCTCGACTACCGAGTGTCTCACTATTACGTTGAACAACGACATCATCAGGACTCATGTTCGGTACGGTAAATGTACCAGTACCATTGAGATCACCATATGGGTATGTGTCACCTCCGTCATACTGACCAGACACAACAGATGCCAGACCACGATATCGGACGTTACTTACACCCGTAATTGTGTATGTTGTCCCGTCACACTGTAAGTATCCGTTCGGAACTGAATTACCTGCCCATGTTATGATTGTACCAATGGCAGTATGATCGTTTTTGAATTGATTGTATCTTAATGCCATGTTATGCTGACTGTATGTAATAATTTAAAAAGATGGACGGTTGCAATGTCGATGCATCACTGTGTCCATGTCCAGATGTGGCATTGTTCAAATAACTACTTGCACTCTCTGGTCGGAAACTTCTATTATAACTGGGAGTATATGATGCAACCTGAACCTGACCAGATGAACTATGGTTATTTAAATTAATCTCATATGCATATCCTGTATTGGCATTTATACTATGAGTATGTGATGGTACTTCACTACTGTTCAAGGTATGTGGATCCATTGCCATGTTTGCAGATCCAGTTTGTTGTGCCATATTTGCAGCAGAAGCCATGTTCGGTGCACCTCTGAGTGTTCGTCCTCTTAAATCTGGTACCTTGAATGTATAGGTACTACCAGGAAGATCGGTGACGTTCGGAACATATTGATCACCACCATAGACATTGCTTATTGTTCTGTGTAGTCTTCTGTACTGGAAACCATTAAGACTCTGTCCATCACATAGGATATACTTATTTGCAAAGTCAGTAGGAATACTGGCAACCAGTACAATGGTTCCGATCCTTCCACCTTTAGACTTTCCTTTGAAATAGTTTTGTGCGATTCCCATGGTTCAGTTCCAGTTATCGTCTTTGACGGTGTACTTGTACTTGATAATGTACTTTGTCGTCAAATCTAATTGACGATTAGATGCATTCACACTATGAGAGTGATTATTACCAGATCCACCAGACCCACCAGTACTGTTTGAGTTGTATATGGTTCTTCTATTGAATCCTGTAAACTGTTTCCAGTTTCTACTACCACTACCTGTCCTGTATTGGTTATTGGATCGGTTCATGTTGGTAGAAGTATTGGTATTACCACTGTAACCAACACTATGGTTATGAATAGGTAGATGACTATTACTCAATGATGCATTATTTGTATTACCAGGATCACTACCAAACGTCTGACCTTGGTTTCCTATTGCTGCACCACGTCCCAGTAATCTATTTTGTAGATTAGGAACTCTGAAATAATTAGATGTTTCCCCACCAGTATTGTATGTAGTACCAATTTCCTGATACAATTGCCAATACACATCACCACCACTGGCACTAGGACCAGGATACTCACTCCCATCACATAACAACCATCCACTTGGGGCACCAATTTCCCTATTCGGCCATGGCATGATGGTTCCTACTTTATTACTGTCTTTAAATCTATCAAGAAATAATGGCACTTGACCTTTTTATAACATGCTACTTTGTATTTAGCATCATTGTGGATCCAAATATCTGTGTTGTTGTGACTTATATGCACCATAACTCAGTTCATCAGGGTTAGTGTCATCTTGCTTGCTTACTCTTCTCTTAATATATTCTAATTCATGCCAGTTATCCTCATAACAACAAAGACAAACATGGATACGTTTATGAAAGAATGTCGATAGATCACACTGTGGTCTTGGTTTTGTTGCTATCTCAATTGTGATGTAGTTTGATACTGGAACCCATGAATTTTTAACTCTCTTCTCATTATCATCTGGTTTTCCTTTATAATATACCCATCCCTCATGTACCATACCGAGGGCAGTAGTCCATCTTACATAGTCATTGACTTTGGGAACATAATTGTAATTATTCATCAGGCATTGCCCTTGCAAAATCTTTTACATATGCCTTGAACATTAAATTAAACACAATAACTGTTCTAGGTTTTACACTTCTATTCTGAGTTGTGTAGTGTAATACATTACCAGGAATCACCACAATATCACCTTCTTTGACATGAGGATGATAATGAAATGTCATACCATCAGGAGACTTATAAGGAGATATAATTGATACTGGTTCATGGGAGTCTTCATCATATCCTGCGTATAGAATACATGAGAATGCTTCATGTCCGTGATCATGTGGTAAATGTTGATGAAAAGTCTGTGCCTGTTCAATCCATGCACTCGTAACTACCATACCATGTGTCTCTTCATCATACACTGTGTCTCCACCTTCATAAGGATAGTCTTGTATGTGTCCTTTTGAGTTTTCATAGGTATCAACCATGTAGTCAAAGAATGCCTTGGATATTAGTTCTATCTCTTTGGCAAAGAAGTTAGTAAATAACTTATTCTTCCAGTCATAATAATCTTCATCCTGATTATAGAAATCAGTGGGAGTATTATAATCAGTATTACTCTGTAGTTCTAACTTATCTCCCATCAATTGTTGCAACTCGTCTGATCTCTTCACAAAATCTTCCATCGGAAATACCATGTGAGGTACACTGAATGCATGTATGGGTTCAAATCTCTGTCTTATTGGATTATCCTTGCCCCAAAACTCTTTACTAATTGGTTTCTTTTGCTCATCAATCATTTTGTGTTAGTTCCCTCAGTTGTTGCATCATGTCAAGTGATTCATTCTCTAATAACATAGAATCAATCGCTGCTTTGACTTCAAGTAGATCCTCTTGAGTCATACTAAAATTTACAGACAAATGTTGATCAGTCAGGGTCATGGTGTAGACCTCAAACTGATCAACATATCTACCAGATACTTTGATTTTACTGCTCATTAGTCAAATACGGCAGTCACTCCAGTAACGGTGGCACCAGGGTTACGAGCAAGTGCAACTTGTTTTGCGTCCTGATAGTCTCTAGCAATTACTCTCTCTTCAAAGATAGTACCTGCTTTAAAAAGTGTGACTTTAACTTTCATAATAATTTATGTAGCAAGGGAAAGATAGTGGTGTAATTCATCAACAGTAATTTCTACTTTTGATGCTATTTGTTCATAGGTGTATCCACCTGTGGTCATCATATCATCAACAGTTTGTTTGAACTGAGGTGAATAACGGAAAGACTCCATGTCATGGAGTAGTTGTTTCATTCTTGCCATTAGTTGTTATCCTCGTTGAATGGTGAACTGAAGTATTTTCTGTTGGCAACATACAATACTGCTAGTGCTGTGATGATACCAAAGAATCCAATAATGAGAATTGGACTTTGTGGGAAGTCATATGTTGGAATGACTGAATTGAATGATTGCATGTTCCTTTGTTTTACTTATCTTTATTGTATCAAGTCTAGGATGTTAATGGTGGGTTCTTGTGCCACTTCATTAACTGGGTGATAATCTTGTATTCTTTCTTGAATTAGGTTACCATACTCTTCATGGAGTTCACATCCAGTATAATATCTGCCTAGTGACTTCGCAACCATCGCACTTGTACCACTACCCATGAATGGATCAAGGATTGTATCTCCAACTTCACTACCTGCCTTTATACAAGGTTCAATTAACTCAGGTGGAAATACAGCGAAGTGTGCTCCTTTATATGGTTTCTTTGTTACTGACCAAACAGACCGTTTGTTTTTTGTAGGATAAGACTTGGTAAGCCCACTATGAGGAGCCAAGCCACTACCAGGATTGTGGTACTTGCCATTTGTGCGATCTCTTGTTCCCCAATCTTTTGCTGGTTCTTTGATTGCTTCATTATCATAGAAATAGTTTTTGCTTTTACTTAATAAAAATATGTACTCATGTGCTTTTGTACATCTATCTTGTACTGACTCTGGCATGGGATTTGGTTTATGCCATATTATATCCTGTCTCAGATACCATCCGTCTGCTCTCAATGCAAATGCTAACATCCAAGGGATACCGATTAGATCCTTACTCTTTAATCCTTTTAACTTATTACCTCTTACTGGTGTACTCTGTGGTAAATCCTGTCTTGTTTTTGATACTGTCTGTTTTGGATAGTTACCATCGGATCTGTAATTATAATATGAGTCACCAATATTCAACCATAGTGTACCATCATCAGTTAATACATCACGTACTAGTCGGAATACCTCCACCATTTGTTTTACATACTCTTCTGGTGACTCTTCTTGCCCTATTTGGTTTTTCTCTCCTCCATAGTCTCTTAGACCATAATATGGTGGGGATGTAACACACATGCGAGCACTTGAATTTGTTAGATTCTTAAGTGTTTCACGACAGTCTCCAAATAAGATTGTATCTTTCATCCTTAATCCTTGATTAAAAAGTGTTTTTTGATCACTGATACCTGATCTTCATACTTGGCGATCATGTTTAGTTCCTGTTCTATTGCTTCCATCACATCAGGATGCTCACCAATACCAACAGGATTAGTTAAGTACACTTCTACATTCATCTTGTGCTTTTGAATGTCTCCTTGAGCATGAGCAAGGAGTGCTGAAATAATTTGATTTCTCATTTGTCTAAAACTTCAATGTGCGATTTGAATAATGGTGGAGTCTGGAACCAAAGTAAGTTTACTTGCTCCCAATCATCTAAGATAACAGGATCTGCACCAGTGAATACCATTTTGTACCTATGTCTGTCGTAAGGTGTTTCGCTTGTACATGTAAATTGCGTCGGCAATTTCTTTTTGTCCGTCTTCCCATGTGAGAATGACTTGTTGTTCTTTTTTCCCATAACTGTTCTTTACTCTTAAGTGTGTTACATCAGCATCAAGGTATTTGATAACATCTATCAGATTGTTTATTGCAACAATCTTATCTGCTTGTTCTTGTGTAATAGCCATTAATCGTCAGGTTCAATTCCAAAGGGTGTCAAATCATATTTAACCTTGGCAATTCCCTCGTGTTTTATCCTTGTTGGTTCTCCTATCTTAGATAGAATAGCAGCAGGTATTTTCTTTTTGGTTATGTCATAAGGTATGGGTGCATTAGCAACACATACTCTTACACACTCCCACTCTTCCTCAGTTAGTTCGTACATGGTATACCTCCACATAAGAATTACACTGTGGACATGATAAGTTAGTAACTATATCATACTCTGGGTCATCAAGGTCATGATCTCCTCCCCAGATAAGTTCAGTTTGACAGTGCCAACAGTTCATAAGTCATTCCAGTGGCGAATTACTCCGCTAATAATAAAGCAATTAGTAATGAGGTAGGAAAGAAATATAAAACTCCGTACCATAAGTACGTGATTGTCATATTTTTTGGTTCGTTCGTCTGCGAATGATCCGAGTGCATACTTCCATATCCTCCATAGTTTAGTTAAGGTCATCCGTATAAATGTGACCTGTAGTGCCTACGAATAGGCGGATACTTAACCTTTTGTACAGTGACAATCTTGAGTATCTTTAATAATGTTTCAGATGAGATAGTTTACCTCCTGTTGTTACGGTTGAGAGTTCCACGTTCTTTGCCATGGGTAGATTTCTTGACTCCTATGACATTAACTGCTTCAGTTATTATACATGATCCATCGACAGATTGCAACTGCTCTTGTTCTGATTTCGTAAACAAACTAAGAGGTATGGTTTCTATCTCACGTCCATCAGTATTGAACTCCTTGAACTCAACATCAACTTCATCACTGAGAGAAACATTGCAATCCACTAGCATTTTAGGTGATGACATATAGAAATCACGACCAAGAGGCATAAAGTTCTTGTGTGCTTTCTTACCATGCTCTAACTGATAGCAAAGCATATCATTAAAAAACTTATTCTTAGTGTCAATACGATAGACTTGTATGTTAAACTTAGGATTCTCTACACTACGATTTAAAGGAGTGATGATAGTGAAGCAGTAGTATGGCATTTGATCAACATACTTGAAATGTGCTTCAGTATCAATACCCCAACGAGTATCATTAGGGTCTCTACGCTCAGTGCTACCACACTTGTGACACTCATGAGCATAATAGTTGTTCTTAGAACCACAATCAGGACACACATATGTCTGTGCCTTGTTACATGCCTTTGCTTCTGCACCGTTAGCAGCATCAAATGCACATCCACCATTAGATGGAACACCTGTGGTATCATGTAGAACAAAGTTCACACGCTCACCAAACTTACCAGTGTCAAAGGAGACACCATCGTTAAATTTAAGAGAGTTCTTAATCTCTTGACGTAGACCACTGAAGTGATGATCTATTAAATTAATAAATTCTGTTTGCTTATCCATGTTATTATTATACCCCAGTATGCACCCTCCATGCAAGCATTTTTAATATTTTTCTTAGAAAATCAGCCACTCTTCCAACTGGTCCTGAATGTCTATAAAATATCATTGAAGCAAAACTATTTCTGACAATAGCAGGTTGATTACGGAAGAAGAATACCTGATTTATCCTTTCTTCTTCTAACTCTTCTCCTATATCACATACGTATTGTTCATCCCCAATATGCATACCATGAAAGTACTTGACTCCATTGTAAAATGCAAACTTATTGAATGTTGATGGTATGTAAGCAAGACGATCTATTTGACTTTTTGAAATATATGGGTAATGATGTTCATGGGAGTTCATGTTCCTATCAATGATCCGTTTTTTATTTCTCATGACCGAATATATGTTTGTACCATTCTTCCCTGAGTCATTCTTATTCAAGTATACAATTCCATTCCACCCTGAGTCAATGTGAGGATACCAATAGGAGTCCTTCAATTCATTAAATGGATGTCTATAAATTGTGGCATGATTAGTGTACAAAGTTCCCATCTTATACTCTTCCATTTGATCTGTATTGATGGGTTTTTGTTTTATAATCTTACCTAGATCATAGGTCAATCGATACAGACCTCTGTACATTCCTTCTCCTCTATGATCTCTAAAAAACTTATCATTATATGATGATTCATCTTCTTCAATCTGTCTAATTTTAAAGGTAGCAGGAGTTAACTTCTTGATCTCCTTTACTACAAGATCAGGATACTTATAAAATTCATCCATGACATAGTAAAAGTCCCCCTTTGGTAAGGGGACTCTACGCATATTAGACAGGTCGTGTGTTTCCCAAATGTTCATCGTGTAATCACTGTAGTTGCTGCTTCTCCTCTGTTGAATATAGTATCTACTACTGCTTCAACCTTTCTTGCTGTAGAGATACCAACATTAGAGTAAACTGGAACACAAACAAGACCGAATACTTTGTCCACATCTCCTTTACGAATGACCCTCCCAATCGTCTGACTTATACCTATGTAGTCCATGGATCTCATGAACAATACTGCTTCAAGACCATTGACATTGATGCCCTCTGAGAGTATGCTGTGATGCAGTACAACAAACTTCTTGTTTGTTCTACCCCAATCATTAAGTGTATCAAAGAATGTCTCTCTGTCAACCTTCTCACCATCAATGATAGCACCTGTCTTTGATGTAATAGTCATCCAAGAGTAACCACGGATAGCAAGTTGCTGTACAAAATCTGTCTGTGATACAAGTGCAACAATCTGTTTAGTTGACTTGGCACATATCAGTACCTTGTCCTTATCAAGATTGTCAATCGCACTGATCATTTGCTCATTGTCTCTTTCTGCAACTAACTCATCTTTCTTGAGTATTCTTGAACGAAACACCTGAACTTTAGGTGGTAGTATGTATCCTTGCTTGACTAACTTAGGTGCAGGTACATGACAAATAACGTTACCAAAGATGTCAGCATCATTCATACCAACTTTCATAGGTGTGAAACTATGCTTTGGTGTTGCTGTAAAGAAATAGCATCTACCTGCATATATTGAGAAATACTCAACTGGTTCAATAAAGTTCTTTTGAACTGAGTTGTGTGCTTCATCAAAGTAGATAGTATCAACATCGATACCACTTTCTTGAACTCTGTGTAATGAATGATATGTTGTGAATATAATAGTTCTACTAATAAAGTTTACTGAGTTTTGCTCAACAAATCCCTGTATCTCAAATGGACTAGTGCTACTGAATTGACCTTTGATTTTACCACTGTGTACATGCATTACATCAACATCACTGTAGTGATCATTAATGATTTCCATAAACTCATGTGATAGTTGCTCTGCAAGTAATATGCGTGGTGCAACAACTACAACTGTACCATAATCTTCTAACTGCTTGACAGCATCCATAATCATACAGATGGTCTTACCACCACCAGTAGGAACAATGACTTGTCCTTTGTCATTATCAGTCATTGATTGAATTGCTTGCTCTTGGTGTGGTCTTAGTTGCATCAGTTTTCTTTAGATACTAATATTATAGCACTAAAAAACCCCTTATGTAAGGGGCTTGTGACAGTTACCTATCCTCCATATTGTTCAAGTTTTCTCTTGTTCTCGTATTCTTCTATCATAAGAAGTTTCCGTTCATCAGTACAATCACAATTTTCTAAATTATACTTAAGTCTTTGTATACTTAAATGGTTACTAATCTTTTCAGGTACAGAAGTAATAAAGATTGTTGTTATCATAACACCTGAACCAATCTTATAAATTGGAAAGTCTTTGTATCCCTTCGCCCACTTGAAGTTTTCTTTTACCTTTTCAATGTATAATCTGACAAATTCTTTCGGACTCTTTCGCATACCTTTCCATCTTTCTTTAAGGTCTGCCCATTCTTTATCATGATCAACGTTAACTAATTTTCCACAAAATTTAGTATACGATTTCCAAAGTTTAGCCAGCATCTAGAGTACCAAATGATCTACGTATCTCACGTAAGTCTTCAAAGTTCTTTTGTTTTGTACCACCATCATATGACCATGCATATCCTTCGGTAATCATTTGTTCATTAAGCGACAAGTCCCCATCCCCGATATATAACCACCCCAGAAGACGACCATATTTGCCGACGCCACCATCAAGTTCAGTCCTAATAGTAAGCTCGTCGTCACCAGCAATGGCACCATCCAATTTCTCTTTGAGCCAGTTTGTTGCGTCGATTCCAAGTGCTTTCTCCTCCAAATTTCGTGTACGTTTTTCAGGTGTATCAACTCCTGCTATTCTAACACGTTCTTTCTTATAAAGATCAAATCCTAAATCAATTGTAACATCTATTGTATCTCCGTCTAATACTCTGTTAATCTCCGTCACTCGGAAGTTGTAACAACTCTTCCGACTCGGTGGTATCATTGCTGCCATGGTTGAATTCTAGTAGTGCACTATTTAGCATGGATTCAATATCAGGATTTATTACTGTTGTTCTATATCCCTCTGCATAACGCATTATCTTTTCTATTGCATTCTCATCAACATCCAAGGCATGTGCAGGTGGATCTGTCACTGGTGCAGTACCACATGCTGTTATTATTATTGGTAGTAACCATGTATACTTCATTCGCCTAGTGTGTGTACAACAGGTTTTTCGTGTCTTAATATATTATATAGATCTCTGTTCTCTGCTGTGGACACTGGGTCGAACTCACAATTAGGATCAAATCCATCATATCTCTTTGCCTGATTAATTACAATAGATCCTTCCTTACCTGATTCTGACCTATGAAATGTACCACGAGGTATTACTAGTGCACCACTATGCACATTAAGATGTACTATGTGATATGGATATTTCCAATCTTTATTTACTAACTCAAAGGTTCTCTCACCTTGTATTACTCTGTTAACATCGTCTTGAAAACTATGGATATAAAACTGTTTACTTCCAACACAATCAGGTGGTGGAGATATAGCAGGACCTGTATGTACTACAAGGTCACTAGCATTAGATTCCTCTACAGATATATCATAAAAGATAACACTGTCTGTTTCTCTGAACACACGGTGTCTTCTAAATTGTATATCACTCATTAACCACCATCCACATCACAACCAATAGTACTACCTACCACAATACCTAGTGGAATTGCCCACCATCTTCCATCGTCTCTTGACATGGCAGCACCAGCAGCACCTCCAAGAAGACCACCTGCTATCTTTCCATCTGTACAATCATTGTTATCGTACTCAATTGTCTCTCTTCTGGTGTATCCACCACGATCTCTACAAGGAACTTCTACTGTTTCATTGTATGTTCTTATGTAACCTGGATTCTCTAGAGTGCCTGGTACATACTCTTCTCTGTATTCAGTTTTATAGCAAGTTCTATCTTCTGAATATCCTGCCTTTTGATCTGCAAAAACAGGTGATATAGAACCTAGTGCTATTAAGGATGTTAGTAAAATTTTCATAATATTATTGTAGAGTATTTTTAACTTCTTGTCAACATACCTTTATTACTCATATACTGGAGAGTCTCTTTCAATGTACCTCTGAACATACCAACAGTAATCATAGGATACTTGGCATCCCCACCAAACTCCATTTCAAATTCTGTTTGGGTAAAGTCGTCTCCTACCTTGTACTCATGAATATCATGACCCAAAGTTTTTAGAAGTGAAACCGCACGTTCAGATTCTTGGTTTCCGTTAGAATAAATTACTGATTGCATTAGTAATAAATCGCCTTCATTATATATTCTGTAGAAAGTATTGGGTCATCAAAAAGTTCTAATTGTAACTCGTCAGCATCTACGAAGAGGTCATCTTCCGCTTCCTTTCTACAATGCTGCCAGTAATATGTCCCATCTTCTCTTCGATATATGTAAGAAGTGTTGTGTGAATCGAGGGTGAACATTGCGATGCACCTTTGTTTGTGTTGCCAACAGGGGTCTTTTGCTCTTCTTTCATATTCAGTCACGTTGTCTCCAATCGTCTGATCTATCATTCTTGAACCAATCTGCTATATCATCTGCACCATTAAAACCTTTCTTATCTGTTCTTGGATCTCCTATATCTAAAAATTTTAAGCAAGA